TTTCCACCGTTGTTATTTTCTATAATACCACTTTTAACCTTAAATGGCGTACCCAATGGGCTATCAGAAGAATCGCCAAAGTTTCTGACAGGTACAGGGTTTCCGTCAATATAAATGCCGCCGCTTTGATACACTCGTAAATTCATGTTAGTAATTTTCTTCTGGCGCATTACATTAAAACCTGAACCCATGTTAGTGTTAAGAGGCATCGGCACAACGGTAGGCACAAAATTTAAACCTATTTCTAAATCTACCGCGCCCCCTGACAATTCTTCTGCTGTCAGTGTTAAAACGCCCAAAGAACTAACGGTACGTTTTGCAAGGTTGTTGCCGTTTGCAATGACGCTAACCTCTGCATTATTTAGGTGTGAATCGGGCAAAGTAACGCCTGTGTTAGATATGTTAGTTAATTTAACCGCAGAATCTAACAGGTAATCAAAGCTCCACCGCTCAATGGAGTAATTAAAGCTCGTCCCGCCTGTTACTTTATTAACCATATAAAGTTCGTTATTCACTACGGAGGCAGACACCAACAAATAAGGCAGGGGGCTACCAGCAATAAATCTGCCGCTGTCAGCGTTCACCCATTTAGTAAACCCGTTAATATCTTGTGATCGTAACGTATTTAAAACAGCACCCGTACCGTCCTCATTAATAATAAATACCCAGTTAGCATCGTCAGACGATGTACCCGACAAGACTGCCATATCTTTAGGCTTGTTTATTAGGTGCGACGATAAAACCGATATGTCATTACTAGTATATGCGTCTTCATTAAAGTTATACACATATTGCCGTAACGTTTTGCCGTTGCGGTCTACAAACAAGGTAGCACCGTCCAGCGATTTAACCTCGAGGTATGATGCGCCATGTTGGGTCTGAGAAACCACATCAATGTCAGTCGGTGAGTTGCCTTTGACCAACGACTCAAGACCTGTGGTAAATATCTGCAATCCTCGGTCTGAGTTAATATCTACAATTTCTGTCTGCGTTCTAGCGGTTAAAGTTACAAATATTCCTTCATCGGCCAAACCTTCCTCAATAAAGAAATCAAAGAACGAACCAGATCGAGAAGCAAACAAACTTTGCGTTTTAGATTTAGTGCCACCTAGCCATAGACGACCACCGTGGAATGTACCCATACGAGGGTAGCCCCTAGTCGCGCTCCAAATATCTTCTTTTCTAGTAGAGCCGTTCGCAACCTTAGTAGTTGTAATCGTCCGTAAAGCGCCTGTAGCGCCAGAAGTTTGAAACCCTGTAAATAGCTCAAAGTCTTTAGCAGAAGCGCTTGAGCAAGTAATCCTGTAGGTGTGAGCGCCCGTTCTGGATACCGTTACGCCATCCTCTGCCATGACCGGCATTTCTTGTATGTTTTTTTGTAAATTAAACACGGTGGACGATCTTTGGTCTGCCGTAATATCCCCTGCAAAAGTAATGTTTTTACTCAATACCCCTTCAATGTCAATTTGAAAAGTATCGCCAATCTGAAATCCAGACAACACCATATCTTGCACGTCACTTACAGGCGTAGGGCTTGATAGGTCGTCATAGTCATATTGCGGCACATTAACAAACGGTACATCGTCAACCTCAAACAAATCGGCAGTATTAATAATTCTTTGAGGCGGGTGTTCCTCATGGAACATTAACATAACTTGTTCTGTTTGCGCGTCCCTAACCGTAGCAATTTCTGAGGCTTTGTAAGGCAACCTCATGTTAGCGACTAAAACAGTATCGGTACTGCCAGCATGGGGTATGCGGTAAAATGCCATGTTGCCGTAAGATGGGGTAGTTTCAGCGCCACCTGTAGCCACGCATAAATAATGCCTATCCACTTCAACACTAAAATCAAATGTTTTTACGTCAGACGTATTAGTCGTTTCTTGCATGACGTTTAATTCGCTTAACTCTACGGTTTGAGAGCCAAGATCGCCAGAATCACCCCATCGCACTAAGCGAACGTAAGGGGTAGGAAGGTCTGCTTCTATCTTAATTCTAAATGATTGGTAATTAGACGTTACAGTTACGGGAACCCCTGCATCCCAGTTAGTACCATCACTACTTACTTGCACACGAAATACTGCTGTGTCAGAGTTTTGTATAACAAAGCGTATGTTTTGCAAATCTACAAATCGTATATTTCCAGACACGCCACTCATGTCATAATTAGCCACAACGTAAGTGCTTACTCCCGAGCCTGTAGTGCCAATAGGTGTAGTAGTTGTGCCGTAGGTAGCAGGATTAAAATCATTGAGGTTTGCAGGCGTACCGCCATTAGGCATAGTAGCCGTAATGCCCGATGTATAAGGTGTCAAAATTCCGACAGGCGTGTCAATATGCTCTGTTCCGCATCGACGCTTTAAGCCGCCTTGAGGAACGATCATTACATTTTCGCCAGTTTCTACGCCTTGAGCGTATTGCTGTAAATCAGTACGCCCTAAAAGTAAGGGAGATAACTCACCGCTAACAAAGCTCGATTGTAATAAAGTTGTTTTAGCCATGTATAACCTATAATAAAGCCGGTATTAATTTAGTGTTGTTTTCAATGTCAGACAATCCTTGCACAAATACAGCGGGAGGATTTATCTGTATAGAATTAGAGCCTGACGCAATAATGCTAACTCCATCGTCCCGATCAACCCACAGGTTGTTAATTTGTAGCGGTGTTGATTTTGTATTATCCCATGTAATTGCTACTTTGCTAGTAATATTAGTTATCCTGTTGACTTGCGGCCAACTTAATGCGCCAAACGCTTCCGCAATTCCTGTAGGAGTAGTAATAAAATAATAATACCATGCTCCAATGTCGGGGCCATCAATTACATTGTCAGCCTCGTTAAAGTCAAATTGCATATTGCCTGAGTCCCAACTAATCCCAGTTACGGTAGACCCGTCTTTACCATGCGCCGCATAAGTAGGGTTATCTTCTTGCGAAACTAGCGCAGACCAACCAGCAGAAGTAGGTATTACAGACGTAGTAAATTCCAGCTTGTCTATTTTTGCCACTCTTAACTCTAGTACATCACCTACAGAATACCCTACACCCTCTGCGTATGTTGCTGTATAACTTGTTCCTGCTACCACCTGATTAACTACTTGAGTAGAGGTTGTTGTGTTGTAAACTCTGAGCGTAGAGCCTGCCACTAATCCTGTTACAGACACGCTTCTAGGAGCTAAGACTGTACCGTTGGCATCTGTGCGCGTTCCTGAAAATACCGCTCCATTCGAAAGGGTTATAACACCAGTAGTGGTCATATCGTCAGTATAATCACTAGCCTTAATTGTTAATGTATTACCAGATATTGCAAACGCACTAAAAGCCGTTGCATCAATATTAACATTATAGGCTCCCGCGTCTATTAAATTTCCTGATCGAGATACCAAAAAATCAATGTAATTTCCAAAGTTATCTTCTAGGTACGCACTTGCTCTATCATAGAGCTTTGCAGAAGTATCTATTTGAGTGTAAGCATCTACCGTAGCCTTGTTTGTTTCTGTAATAGTAGCATCAGGTAATACGGTCGACGTAACAGTTTTAACACCGTTACCCACTAAATTGGGAGTAACATTGCCAGCTAATTTACCATACTTATAAAAAGCAAAGGTTATATTAGAGCCATTTGAGTTTCCTCTGTTGTCTATTGTGTAAACGCCTGAGACCTTTCTTGAAAAAGCAGTGTAAGGCAAAAATGAAATAGAGCCTAAAGCTGTAGTGCCTTGGTACGTTTTCGTTGCGTCAGAAATGTCAGTGCCACCGCTAACGACAATAGTACCGAATCTGTTGCCGTTGTCTACATCTTGAGCGTAAACTTTCACATCAATCGGGTTGAGGCTTGTATCAACAAAGTTCAAAGTGACGTTAGATTGCCAAACGCAAAAATTAAATCCATCATCGTCAGATAGAACGATAGTCATATCATTAGCTTGTTTTTGTGAATCAACTAGTATGACTGTTCCATAATTGGTCGTGCTAGACATATTGATTCTTATATCTTGATTTGATGTATTGTAAGTTGCAAAGTCAACTACTGTTGTGTGAGCATTGGCAACCGCCGCGCCACCAAATAAAAACCCTTCGTTAGCCTCTCCTACTGTAAAGCCATCAAAAGTATAAGTTCCTCCTCTGTCTGCAAGAACTGCACCCAATAGCGTAGTCCTGCGAATTAAAACCGTACCTTTAAATGAATATTGTACGTTTGACAACGCTGTTTTAGTCATCATTATGCAATCAACTAGCTCAGACGTACCGTCAAAAGATGATATAATTCCTTGATTGTTTGAGTTCTCGCCAACAAAAACGCCAGTTAAAGCAATAGAACCATTTGGATGAACAGAAAAAAACTTCCTGCCTCCGTTGTAATTTGTAGCCCCCCCAGGCCCTGCAATAGCTCTTGTACCAAAATCAATACAAGGCAATAAAGCATTAGTTTGAACAAACCCGCCAGATGCTACACCGTTGTCGCAAGCAATAGTGAAGGATGCCCCGTCATCAACATAGATTGACATGTAGTTTAAGCCTGTTCCGCTATCATTGGGGTTTACAAAAACAATCCTTTCAGTGTAGCCGTTAAAACTTAAAGTACCTTCAACTCTTAAAAATACATTATCTAAAACATAAACGCTGTCGTATATTGTTACGCCTGTTAGCCCTGACAAGCCACTTAGGTTAGTGTCTGTACCTGTTTGCGTAATAATGCCGCCTAAAGATGTAAATGCCATTTAACTCTCCGTAATACTTGTTAATACACCGTTGGTGTAATTGAGAGTTTTAGTCTTAACTACGCTATCAGCCGTTAAAACAATGCTAGTTAATACCCCATTAGTATAAGAAAGGGCTTTAGTCTGACCGCCACTGTAAGTAATGCCAGTTAGTAATCCGTTAGTATAAGTAAACGAGGGATTGCTAAGAGGGTTTTCACCGCGCAACGCAACAACCACAACCCCGCTAGTTACAGATTGAACGTCTAAGGTTACGCTTGGCCCTTGCTGTGGAAGCAGTATAGTATCACCGGCAATAATAGCGTATGCCGCATCGTTAAAATAACCTGCGGCTAGAATAGTGGAAACTGCATCCCCGTTATCGTAAGACCACAAAGAGCCTTCTCCTTGTTGGCCTACTTGCGTAAAGTCGTAAATATCAAAGGCCATTAATGCCTCACAGATATAAAGGGCTGATCTCGTAAGGGAGTGGTAGGGTGTTGTTGGGAGTCGGTGTATCGCGCCATGCGAGAGGCGTTGAGATACTGAGATGCGTTCATATCGGCAGAAGCCGCGCTATCCCGTATAGATGGGGCAAAGTCCATCGCTAAAGCATACTCAACCATCTTAGCAAAGTATACAGGCCACTCGCCCTCTCTGACGTTTGCGGTGTACTCAGCATACAAGGGGCCAGAAGCATTAGCGTGTATTTTGTCGCCGTAAATTTGGTAATTGACGTAAGGGTCAATCTTAATTAAAACAAGCAGATCAGTAGGCAGTTGATAAACGTTCTTAAACTCATTGCCTATGGGAGTTTCAGTAGTTAATGCTAGATGCGCTCGACGCTTGGCAAAGCCCCACCGATGCTTAGATAATTCGTTTTGTACAATGTTGTCATACAGGTTGTTTGCTACAGTCTGTGCGCGATCATTACCGCTTAAAGACGTAATAGGCAGATCACCAATTAATATTAATGCGTTAGAAATTAGCTTTATTTTTTCTGCCATAGAAACCTCAGTAAGAAAGGGGGCCGAAGCCCCCATATACTTACGCTGTTATAGTAGTACCAGCCGCCGCAGTAATGCTTGTTGCGGTGCGTGTCTTAATGTAAGTAAGAGTTACTACAGGCGCAGTAGGAGTGGTAGTATCTTTACAGATAATTAGATCGCCGATTGCCAACTCGCTAATAGCAGGCAAAAAGTAATCAGCATTATCTACAACGGTTTTAGCATCGGCAGAAGTATATTGCCAAGTAGAACCGCCGTTACCACTACCACCAATACGGCACAAACCATCTCTTGAAAAAGCCATGATATAATCTCCTTATGCAGTCTTAGTGTATTGAACTTTAACCAAACCGCCAGAGTCACGAACGACAGCACCAGCTTTAAGGTTGCCGTTAGTAAGCCATGAAGTACGCTCAGGTATCCAGTTGATTTCAGTTTTGGGAGCAATGCCAGTAGCAAGGCCAACCGCTTGCGTGTGGTAGAAATACGAATCTACTACGTTAGCGGCTTCAGTTAACCCACCTTCTGCGCGATCTTCAAGAATGCAGAAGTTAAACCCAGCTAGAGTATTAATTTCGCCGTTTACCAAAGCCTTAATCGCTTGATAGTCTGCGTTTGATACTTTTTCATCATTTAACAAACCGCCAAGACCATCAGCTTCAATAACCGCGTAAAAATTACCACTTCGAGTATTAACGCCCTGCTTCTTTAGCTCAACCTTAGCTTTAATGATCTTAGCCATGTTAAGGTTAGAACCTGCGCCACCTACGCCAGTACCAACAGTAGAGGTCAAAGGGGTAGATGCGTCTAGCGCGTCAATGATAATCTGATCGTCACGACGACCCAAAGCGCCAGCTACAGTTTCAGCCAGTTCTTGCTTTTCGTCAAAATTTACTTCGGCGGCATCAAAAATGTCCGTATACTCGGGAGCATTCCAATTAGATAGAGTACAAGTAATAAGCTCATGCTCTACGTTCATTGGGGTTACGATGTCAGAAGTAGATTTTTGATTCGCCATACCTTTACCCATGCGTCGAAACTTATAGGTATCAGCAGTTACGTTGTTGCGTTGTGTTACAGTTGGTCGGAGCATACCCATGCCTTGATAGGCTTGCTTGACCATGCTGTCGAACTCTGTGACAGCTACAGCAGATAGAAACTTACTCATAATGATTTCCTCGAAAAAGAGTAATAAAATTTTTCAAGGTTTGTGCTGAGTACCCAGTAAAAAATGGTCAGCATTCAACCTAAATTTTACTGGGCCTAAAGAAAAGGGTATCCAGTTGTTTGATTATAACTAAATACCCTTGAAGAATCAACCTACCATTTTTTGATAAGGTTTGTCGCCGCCAAATTCTTTCATCATTGCTTGAATTTTGGCTTCATGGTTAGGGTCTACACTTCTTAAAAATTGTCCGTGCTCGTTTTTCTTGTACATTTCTGTTTCAATGTCAGACCACACCAAACCCGCAGGGTGTTCGCCACCGTCAATAGGCAGTTTAGCGGGAGCGGTTGCCTTTACAATTTCTTCTATTAATTCAATAGCATCAGCATTAGTTACTTTCTGGCTAACTCTTTCGTATGCTTCTGCGTCCAGATTATTCTTCAAAAATCCTTCTACAGTTTTGATACGTTGTTGAGCGTTATCACCTAGCTTGGCTATTTCCTGTTCGTGAGATACTTCTTCTACCGCGCCTGCTTGGGCTGAAAGCAACTCCCACGCCTCACTAAATGCGTCTTGCGACATATTTGTTTTAGTAGCAAATTCTTGCAACTCAGACAATAAGGCATCGTCTGACTCTACCCCTTCTGGTGCAGAGTAACCATCTTTAGGTGCGCCAGTAAACCCGCCAAACTTTTTCTCTAATTCGCTGTAACCTTTGGCCTGTTCTGCTACAGAGCCATATTTAGGATTGAACCATTCTGGAACGTCACCCGCTCCCTTAATTCCTTCCGCTAAAAAGTATTCACCCTCTTGTAATTCTGGCGTTGCTGAATCTAACAGGGTATCGCTTGCCGTTTCTTCTGGTGCGGCCTGATCTTCTAAACTCATAATTTATCCCACGGTAGTTGTATAATTTTTCGAGCCTTACTTAAAGGCTGGTGCTTGTTTAATATCACACATAATGCTTGCTTTCCGTTTAACAAAGCAAGGGTATTTACGTCTATCCACTCTACATGCTGTCCTTCTTGCGTACAGCGAAACGCGCAAAACTTTTTAATATAAATAAAAGAATCAAACTTGTATAACTTGCCTAAAGCCTGCAACCATTCAAAGTTAAACCCAATAGCTTCAAGATGCTTTTTGCTTTCTGGCTCTATTTGCACAGGAATATCTTTTACTTCTTTTACTGGCTTTTCTTTTACCGGCGCTTTTTTTACCTGCGCTTTTTTTACCGGCGCTTTTTTAGTTTTTGTCATATAATTTTAGCCTGATTAATTTGATTAAGTATAAACTTTACTACACCCGCCTCGCCGTTATGATAAGCCGCCTCGTAGTCAATGTTGCTAGACCCAAACGATGTATCATTGTTATAAATAAACCTTTGATTAAGGTCAGCAAATACCTTTTTACCTTCATCACTGTCAAAGCAACGGCTATACGCTTTAGCAAGTTCAGCCGCTTCTGCTTGACGGTTTTTAAGCTGTTTTTTAGCGCCTTCAGTATCGACTGATGCTCCGTCTATTTCTTCCCAACTCACTGAATTGGCCTCGGTGCTTGTGTTAAGCCGCTTTGCTCTGCTTCTGCGCCTGCCTGAATTATGTTCTGCTTTTCAGTCTCGCTCCTAATTAACTCGGCTGGCATCCCTGTTTTCTCTCCCGCCCACGTTCCAAAGTTTTCAATAGCAAACGCCATAGGTATAGCTTCTGGCCCTGCGGTCTGCATAACAAACTCTACCGCTTGACGCACTGACATTAAATCTTCACCGTCTTGCGCCTTAGCTAAGGGCGATAAAAACTTAATATCTATCTCTTTACCGTCCAACTCAATGGGGGTAATAAGCCCTCGACGAGTCAAAATAGCCACAACGCGCTTAATAATAGGTATTAATACTTCTGTTTGCAAGCGTCCAAACGCAGAACCTATACGCTTTGCTAGTTCCCGTGACTCAATAGCAACCTCTGTAGCACTTCGCACCGCACCGTTAGGGTCGCGCAAATCGTTAAATAACGCACGTTTAATAGCCGTTTGTAGCTCTACAATTTCAAACTGTGCAAGCTGTAAGTTAGAACCAGTATCAAGGCGAGAAATAGAAGGATTGCTAGAGTTGTTAGAACCTACAGGAATAACAATGCCGGGACTTATAGCGATATTGTATGGATTAGTTACACCGTCATCGGTGGCGGTAAACATACCCGCCAAATCAATAGCGGCTTTTTGTAGTACAAACTCTTTAGCCTTGTTAAGCGATCTTACATCGGGGTAGGCTTGCAATGCTGGGCCTCGACCTCGTATTTCACCAGACACTTTAGAATAGCGCCCTGTCAGCCAAGGGCTAGACGTGCCAAAATCTTCCATCCAACTTATATGATCTTCATCTTTACACCATACACAGCCGTAATACTTCTTAGACTCAGGCATATACACTACGCCCTCGGATACGTCTACGTCTGCATCAGGGTCTTGCTTAATCATTTCGGCCATCTGCTTAGATGGTTTAAAGCCTTTCCATTGTCTTTCAAGGTTTCTGGCTTTGACTTTAAATTTGCGCCAATGTGTTTCTATTCTGCCATGCGGCCCCTCCTCAAAAGCTATGCCTTTTTGTGGAATGGCGCTAAAGATGATAGGGTCGTTGTCGTCTTGGTTTTCGTCAATGCGTAAAGTGCCTGTACCCACAAGCAAGTCAAGCGCGTGTTCGTAAAACTGGGTAGCAAAGTTAGACCGATTTAAATAATCAAAAACAATAATTGCCTGTTTTTCTAGGTTATTTCTAATTTCTTGCTCAGTAACACCGTAGTCGCCGCTTTCAAGTAACTGTAATACTTGGTCCGACGGGGCAAAGGTAGCCCACCGAGACCAAATAGGCGCTATGTTTTCCTGTAGCTTGCTTGCTCCCTGCTGAATAGCCTCTAAAGCCGTAGAGTCAAAGATGCGCTCCATCTTTTTCTGACCAACCGTAGTGCTTTCGAACAAGTTGCGATTAGGCAGGAAATATTCATAAACATCATCAAGCGTGCTATGCCAGTTAGCTTGACGACTAAAAGCCTTAGCCTCTCGTTTTTTTAGGTCGTTAAGTGACCCTAGCTCTTTAGGAAGTTCCATATTATTTTTTCTGCATACGTTGATTCATGCCGCCATACGCCCCACCTTTCATAGAGCCGCCACCAGATAACATACTGCCACCTGTAGCTGTGCGTCCACCGTTCATAGTGCCAGCACCGCCCCTACTTTTAGAAGCCCCTTTGCCTAGCATAGATTTAACGCCTAGCTGACCTGTGCGAACTGATTTTATTCTGCGTTCTTCTTCTTCAATTTCTTTGTCTAACTGAATTTGCTGACGGGCTACTAATGCGGTTTCTTCGGCAGTAGGCTTAGGCTGTTTTGGGCGTTTCATTTTGCGACCTCAAATATTTATACAGTTGATAAGGCGTAATAATAAACGGCTTATTAATCCCTAGCACTTGTTTAGCATGGCCCACACAAGTATTAAGCATAAATAATCCCCGCTTTGATTCCTTTTGGGTTACGCCCATAAGTTTATACGGTTTGTCAAGTATATCATTTTTATCGCTTACAGTGAACAAGTCAAACTTGCCAGTGGTTTTCTGGAAGATTAGGTAGTTGTACCCAAGGGGTTTAATGATCGCACAGTGTTGTATTTCTTTATGCAGGAACCTCGACCACCAATGCCCGTCATCTTTTGTAAATGCAACGTATATTTTAGAATACACTAAAGTTCGCCTTAGCCTGTATAGGCTTTGTAAAGTTTTGTGATCGAGATAGCGCTTGCCTACCCTCTCCCTCGCCTTGTAGCCCGTACTCTAATGCTTCAACAAAGTGCGAGTATTCATTTTTATCGGGCTTGTCTGCGTAACGCTCACCAGATACTTGCACTCTTTTATAGCAAAAGCCGCCTTGTAACCCTTTTCGTATCATTGATGCTTTAGGTAATACTGTAAATCTTGGTTTCCCGTCCATTGCCATTTCTTTCATTGGCACTTCTAGCGCGGCTCTACGCTTTAATGGGTCGTTGCTTTGTGTTGGTTGACAAGGAATGCCTGCGGCTCTAAGTATCTGGATAGCTGTGTCGTCGCTTGATTGCGTACTGTTGCCGCCAGAGGGGTCGCCCCATCCCACATAGTTGTGATTAGGGTAATGCGCCTCGAGGTATCTTTTAAGTTCGGGGGCAAACTCCACCGCACCGGAGTCATTAACACCAAACTCGTCAAAGCATACCCAACGGCCAATCGAGGTGCGTTGCATAAGCGCGCACGCGGGGGTTCTTCCAAAGTCAAAACCAAGCACAATAGGACTATCTTTAGATGGCGTAAAATCCAAATGCTGACAGTGTACAGAGTCGGTATACATAGGATGGACAGGTTTACCGTTTGATACGAATCCGTACTCATTTGCTAAATTTACCTTTATCCAGTCGTCTGTTTTGCCGTTTAATCCGCGCTTGTAGTAGTTGTCAGGTAGGTTAATAAGGTTTTCTGCATCCTCGTTAATCTTCCACGACTCACCATCTTTATAGACACCGCCTGCTTGTCGATAAAAAGCCCAATCTTCGGGGCGCTCTATTTCTGCTAGTTTAAAATACCAGTGATCTTCATCGGGTGCGTTAGAGTCTCCTAGCATACCGTGGTGCGTAGGTCTTGCTCCCTCTTTGTTAGATGGATATCTACCATGACGCAGATCAAGCATATCAAGGACAGCTTTAGAATGCTCTTTAGTTTCGTTTAGCCATACCCATGTTGTCTGTATACCTCGCGCTTTTTTAACGTGTTCGGGTCGATCAAAGGCGATAAAGATAACATCACACTCTACTCGCGTTCCATCGTCTAACCTAAAGCGTATAAAGTGCGTAGGCGGTTCCTTGTTACCTTGTTTAAAGTCGCCTAGCTCTCCGTGTATTTCTAGCCAGTCTTTAATCGTAGTAGAAAACAGTTCTGAGTAGGTGTTACGAGCCGCGATTACCCTAGATAGGCGCACATTATAGTTCTTGTGTGACTTATCCTTAACGGGTTCTTGTTCACACATAAGGTCAAACAGTTTGAGGATACATTGTACTGTCTTGCCGGAACCTAGTGGCCCCATAATAAATGAGTTTCTAGCGCGGCAATCAGAAAAATCTTGAAGCACTTGGCCTTGAGGCATTAAGTTGTATTCAATGTGGCTCATTTTTTGCCGAATATCCTATCGTAGTTATCTCTGTAAGCCTGTCTTGTTTCTGCTGTAGATTTTCTAGCGTGACTACCTTTACCGCCGTTAGATTCAGGGAAGTGTCTATTGCGGGTTTCTTTATCTAGTTTATGCAAGTGGCCCTTCTTCTTCATCCAATCCGTCCATAAAGTCTGTTAGTTGGTAGATAAGCTCTCTCATGGCTATAGGGTCGCGGTCAACAAAAGCAGATATAAAGGCATCTACTATTTCTGTTTCAATATCGTCTAGGTCGTAGTTTTCAAACATAATCATTCCTTTAAAGGCACATCATAGTATTAAGTTAAGCAGTAATCAAGTATAATAAAGGTGTATGTGGGCTAAAGGCTAGTGAAAAATAAAACACTAGAGCCGTGGTTGCCCCTCCAGACATAGCCTCCTTAGATCAGTCAGCACTGAATAAGGAATAGATTAGAGATTCGATACACATACAAAACTGCTGATGAGTCACTATCATAGTCCTCATTTCTTAAATTAACACCCCCAGTGTTAAAGGGTTACTACAACTTAAAGAAAGTCTAAGTACAACTTAATTACTCTTATAAGCTACTTAATGTAGTTTTTATCACCACTTAATGTAGTTTGTTAAGACCCCTTTTTTTTGGCAATTTTTTTTTGAGTGAGTGATATATATACACACATCACGCCACTTCGGAAGGGGGGGGGTCATTGCTCGGTGTCAATGTC